ATGAGCAAATTGAAAGACATGAGAGAAGCAAGAGGCATGACACAAGATGAGTTGGCAAAGAGAATAGGTTCTGTCAGAAGCTATATTTGCCGCCTGGAGAGCGGTGCGCAGGATATCAACTTTATCCAAGCTAACACACTGGGACGTCTATGCACGGCACTAGACTGCAAGCCAGAAGATTTGCTGGAAGCTGACAGTTTTGAGTTCGAGCAGATTAACGGCATGAACCTGCTGGTGGTTGACGGGGTTTTCAATCCCGACGGAAATTATCTGCTAGTCAAAATAAAAAATCGCACATATCAGCTGAACATGATTGATTTTTCCAAGGTCAATGATGTGTCCAAATACCTGATACCACGTGGCAACGCAAATATCCCACGAAGCGCAGCAGAGTTCGACAAAAAGGCATACTGGATATATAAAATGGCACCACGTGACGGCGTGGAGGTCAAAGTCCTAGACCCTATCAGCCCCGAAGATTGGAAGGCGTTCGTTGAGAAACTAGGGCTGACCGATGACGATATTTCGGACGAATTTGAGGTTGTCAAGGGTAAGAACTATGGCGAAAAGTGCGAGAAACACTACGTTTGCAGACAAATCAGGCTTACCCGCCCGAAAAATTCAGTTACAATCGAACGAGAACTGAAAAAGCACGGCATAGAAGCAACAAATGTAAATATCGACCGAATCAACATAAGGGTAAAATGACATGGCAAAACAAAAATACGAATTGCTGCCGGACAAAGTAGTAGCAGCCAATGCAGAAACCATAAAAGCCATAGGGCATATCGCAACCGATACCGATATAGTGGACTATGTCAGCGGTCAACTAATGCGTGACTATATCAAAATCGGAAAGAAAACCCTAGACGAAGCCGCCAAGCTGACCGAACAAACGATAATGTCAGATGATTTTCTGGACAAGCTGGGTGCCATAAAAAATATGGTGAATTGGTGCTACAGCGGACGGCAAGTGTATCTATTTGATGATGATTTTGCCAGCCTGCTGAGTGGTCAGGTCACAGCCGATTTGAAGATTAGTGCAGACGTTTTCAAACAATTGCCATGCAACTGCTTCTACGTCCAGCGAAAATACAAAAATAGCGTGGGGTTCTTTTTCGACTTGCAGGGCGACCGAATGACAATGACAGAATATTTTTTTGACGATGCCGAAAAAGACTACTATTCGGAATCAATCGCTATAGAATTGCAGTATGATATGACAGTTGAAGACCTGATATATAAAATTCTAGGCAGCTATGCCAAAAAAGACAAGGCAGGCACTAAAACAATGATATGCGACATAGCCGAAAAATTGCAGTTCATTGTATATTTATCGGCTGTAAACGCAGAAATCACACCCATAACAAAACATCAGGTGCAGAAGAAATCCACCGCACAACGTCCTCAGAAGCCGTCTGCACAACCGCAGAAGTCAGCCATAGCAAATGTAGGATACCGTATTGGAACGGCTGTTCGCAAGCACAGACAGATTGAGAGCAGTGTCAGTTATCAGCATAGCCCACAAGGTCACAGCGCACCGAAAGCACCGCACATCAGACGTGCTCACTTCCACGGCTACCATACCAACAACGGCTATCAGGTGAAATGGTTGTCTACGATATTTGTAAACGCTGAACGTGATGACAATGATATCAGCACAGTTCACAAGGTAATTCAATAAAAAAACAGCCGTCAGGGCAAAGCGCTCTGACGGCTAAATTTATGCGAATTTTACACGAAATTTATGCGACTATTTCTGAATTTTCTGTCTTATTTTTTTAATGAACTTCTTTCCTGCTATGCCGTTCGGCCTGTATCCCCATGCTGACAGACGGCTGTTGATAGCACCGACAGTGCCTTTGCCGATGATTGCATTATCGTCCAGCTTTGCGCCGTCAAGTATTAGCAGCTGTTTTAGGGCATACGACCCGTCTGTGCTCATGCCTTTCTTATAGCCTTTCGTCTCCAGTGTGGGCGGATTTATAACGTTCTGGTTTTTCGGACGCAGAACGCCAAGAACATGGTTGTAATTGTGTTTGATTTTCGTGCATGGGTCATTTTTGCCTGTCCAGTTCTGGTCATAGCTGTAAAAATACTTTGTGTTGCCTTCGCCTGTGGCAATCGCAACGTGACCGATACCGCCGTTCAGACTACCGCCCCACACAACGATATCACCCTTTTTCGGAACGAATGACGGCGTGTTTTTAATTCTGGTAAAATAACCCTTGACCGCCTGCTTGTCGAAATCTTCGTAAATCTGTTTCGCATACATACCTGTGAACATACCGCACCCGACAACATCACGGTTGTACTGGTTCGCCAGGTCAAAACACTGTACACCGTACAACTTATCGAAATTAATGCCCTTGCCTTTATATTTCTTCACGAACTCATCAAATGTCATAGTTTAGTCCTCCTTATCTTTGAAAACTCCAAATTTTGCCACAACCTTGTTTATCCAGTGCGCCTGCGGATTGATTTCACCATAGTTTTCCAGTATAGAAACTATTTCCATAGCAAAAATATACCCGAAAACAGCTAGTGCAGTTATTGTGCCTGCAATGCCTGCCAGTTCGCTATGTCCATAGTAGTGACCTAGCTGTTCAAAACCTATCTCCGAACCGATAGCCACACCCATGACGACTATTTCGGCTAACTTGTTCAGACCGCCCTTGCGCATTTTCGATGACCGAACGTCGCCTTTGCAATAGGCTTTTATCCAGCCTGTGGCAAAATCAGCCAACGCAAGACCTATCACGATCATCAGCATGATTATGTATTTCACTTCACTACCTCGCTTTCATACTTTTCCCCTGTGATTTCCTCGTACTGCTCAGGGGTTATTTTCCCCCTGTCGGCGAAGTCTTTGACCTGTTCAGCGGTGTACAATCCTAAATCGTACAAACGTTTGACTTTCCTATACATTGTCGTCACCCTCCTCAATCAAAGTGTCGGTCATTAGCGCGGTATATAGCACCTGCGCTTCTAGCTCGTCCACCTTTGTGGCTTTCTTCGGCTGAAAATCTTCGGTGGATAGTCCTAGCTTTTCAGCCATTTTTCTCTGTAAATCTGTCATGTTGTACCTCCTACTTCACTCAGCTTCACGATATACTCTTCCTCGCTTGGAACTGGTATGCGATAGCTGTCGTTGCTGCTTTTGAATGTCACTGAACCACCTGCTTCGACCTCGATGTTCCGCAGGAAATCATCGGGTATTAACGATGATATGTCTGTGATTATTGGTGTATCTAACGCTTTGATTCCAGTTCCGTCAACAGTGTTGTTTTGGGTATAGGTCTTAGCCTCGTAGTCTGTCACATTCCCCTCAACTCCATAGCCAGGCAGTGCCTTGATTGCTTCGGGGATTGGGTAGGCGTTATCACCCACAGCAACCTCTGTCACCCCAGCGCTGACTATTTCGCCAGCATTATACTGGTAATAGGCATCGGGGAACATTTTCTCAAATTCTTCCACGCTTGCAGGTTCGTTGCCTGAACCAAACATTGCGGTGAGGTCATAAATCTGTGGGTAGACTACCAAATTATTGACAGTTGCTCCTGACTTAACCATCAGCGGAACTATATATACACGGGTGTCTACATTAAGGGGTGCTATTACGCCACTTCCATAATTGGTGTCCATCACAACACCACTACCTGTAATGTATGAACGATATGTCTCTGCTGAGCCACCTTTAGGGCAGGATTTTTCCAGATATACATGACCTTTAATTGGAACAAAGCTACCTGAGAAATAGGCATCCCCACCAGTTGCAGTGCCGTTTGCTACGAACTTGACATTGTCAATCTTTGTAAATGTAACACCGTTCATTGTATAGCTTGGACGAAAATTGTTAGGGTTAACAATCTGATTAAATACCAAACTCCTACCCCCGACGGACTTAATCGACATCAACTTCGCCCCTGTCGGCACTGTCTTAGCATATGCCGTATCTGTGTCAGTTTCAAACCTATGTGTGATACCCTGACCCATGTCATACAGTGCGTTTACACGTCTTTGCAACTCCTTGTCGGTCAGCTTTACCGCAGAAATGTCTGCCGTGTTTTCAGCGATTTTCCCGACCGCTGTTGTGTAGTCCTCAGGCAGGCTGTCAGCCACCGCCTGTGCTGTCTGCGCGGCGGTTTCAGCGGTTGTCCTGTCCTCTGCAACCTTAGCGGCATTGTCTGCCACTGTAGCTTTGTCGGCTGTGACCTGCGTTGCCATATCGGTCACCACCTGTCTGTCTGCTGCAGTGCTGTCAGCACAGGTCTTGGCGGTCTTTGCGTAGCCAGCAGTTATGTTCTTGTCGGCTGTGGTTTGCTGTGCTGCCGTTGATGCCTGCGCTGCGGATACCTTGGCACTATTCTGTGATTTAACTGCCTCAGCACGTGCGGTTTCGGCACCCTGCATGGCGGTGTCTGCCTGTGTAGCGGACGTTTCAGCCGCTGTCTTTGCGGTTTCAGCTCGGCTTGCCGCCTGCGTTGCCGTGTCGGCTGATTTCTCTGCGGCTGTGGCAGATTTTTTTGCGTTTTCAGCCGCCTGCATAGCCGTGCTAGCTGCATTCTCAGCCCTTTCCACGTCAGCTTCGACCTGTTCACCGATTGCCGATATCCTATCCAGTGCGTCAGCTGCCACACTTGGTGACGGGATAGCATTATCGCCTATAGCCGCACCTATTCTCAGGCGGAATATGCGTGATTTTTTTTACTAGGATATATTCCTGCCCTGACAGTTTTTTCGCACATATCTGACAGCTGACTGTCTGCGCTGAACGCAGTATATCAGCAGTAGGCGTCCATGTGCCGCCTGTGATATCGACCTCGTAGACAGTGCCGTCACCGTAGTCTATCGTCAACACATAGCGGTCTGCACCGTCTACTGTCAGCCCCTCGACCGACACGGGTCTTGCATTCGTTTCACCAACGTAGCCCAGCAGGGCTGTGTTCAGTGTTACATCGTAGTCTGAATTTAACGTTATCGTCATTTAATCACCCCTCTTTACTCTATTGCAATGTAGTCAACATAGTATGTTCCTGTTGGAACGGTTTCCAATGTTGGCCCGTTATTAGCTCCCATGCAGACACTCATATAGTATGACGTTCCTGACCCATAAACGTGGGTGCAGTAGTTCTGATATGGTGTTGGTGTGTCTGTCTGCCGTAGCGTTGCTATTACCTGTTTAGGTGCAAAGGTCAGTCCAAGCGGTATCTGCATCAATGGATTCGCTTTCGTCATCTTGTATTCCACAGTGCCATAGTGTATCTTGCCGGCTCGGCTCAGTATTTCATCGATTTCCTCACCTGCGTGTTGCATAGGATAGTCATTTTCTGTGATGTCTTGTGTCAATGTCAAATTTTCATCAGCCATTATCTCGCCCCCTTAAAGCTGTTCTTCTACCGACAAACCTACCGCCGAAATATCAGCACTCAGTCCGCCGTCAAAGGTAAATCCTAAATTCGTTATTGGTATGTCATAGCTGTCTGCGCCGTTGGTGTAGGTCACCACGTCCCCTATGTCGAAACGTGGATCACCAAGTCTGTGGTACAGCTCAGTGGTGTACCACGAAAATCCGCCTATCCTGCGCCACAGAGATTGTAGCAAAGACTCTGTCATGTACGGATTTTCAAACTCTAGCACACGTCCTTGTGTTGTATCTGTCACGCCAAGCGACAGCGTTACATCTTCACCGACTTTGCAGATAATGCCCACGATAGCGTTCTGCCTTTCAGACAGCGTAGGTAGGTCTATTGTGTTGTTATCCAATGTTTTCACCGGTTTGCCGTACCATTTTCGGACGTACCGCCCGAAGCGGTCAACATACCCGAACTCGCCCTGAGCAGAAGCCAGATAGGACAACATTTGGCGCATGGTCACGTCCTTTGGCACGGAGCTGACCTTGAAATAGAAATACTTTGAGTACAGCACCTTGCCGTTCTTATCTATCAACCTTCTGCCGTTCTTGTCACGCAGTAGTCGCACCTTTGTATAGTCATTGCCGTTTTGCAAGCCCAATTGTCTGCATATGTCGTCTTCAACGGATCTATTCCAGTTTGGCATAGGGATATGTGGTACATACGGCTTATCCGAAAAATACAACCTATCCGCCATTGTCAGCTGGACACTGCCGCCCGACTTTTTCGACTTCACGCAGGTGAAACGTCCCATTGGTATCTTTTCGTCTGAAAGTATGCCGCTAGTTTCGTAGTCTACGAGATACAGATATGTGTCATACTCCTTACCAAGAAACGCTGTTTCAGTGTCACTTATGGTCATGTTCCACGATTGCGAACACACGGCACCCAGCTCGATATCATCGGAAAGGCTTGTTGCCTGCATGGAGCTATCAGCTGACATAATGCTGTCACCTGATATAACGCCCTCTGCATTCTCTATCCACAGCCGCCAAGTACGGCAATAGCTCTCGATACGCTGAGAGACAAGCTCCCCTGTTTTGTACATTCAAACGCCCCCTTACTGCATTATCAAGTCCACCGCAACGCCTTTGCAGAACTGCTTGTTCTCATCCCAGCCGAAAACCTCATAGGTGGGGTCGCCTGCATAAACGTCAAAAGTGCTTTCCTGAAATGTTTCGTCAAGGAGCGTGATACTGAAAAACGGACTGTCAACGTTGGAGATATACTCATTGAGCTTTGCCGTCTCCTCACCTGTGAGGTGTACCCACGATATGATTAACTTTTTCTTTATGCAAACCATATCACCAACAAACATTCCGTTTGCTGAACGTCCTGTGTTATCCGACCAGATTTTGTTGTCCTGTACCTGCAAATCAGCAGGTACAGGCATTTCTACGCCGTCGAATTTTAGCATTGTGTCACCACCTCACTTTAGTGCAACGGACTTTTACCTGTCCGTCTGGTTGTATCGTTTATCCCGTCAACAGCAACTTTTACGAAGCTGTTCTTGTCAGGAACGATTTTAACTGTCATTTCATTGTTTCTGCTACCGCTGTTCTGAGTATCTCTGTTTGCTTCACGTACTGCCTGATATACTGCTTGACTGATTGCCGCAGTGATCTGATCGTTATTTGCAACGGCGTTTCTGCTACCGATAGAACCGACCATTTCAGGTGTGCCGTTTTCTCTTGCAACAAATAGCTGACCTGTCGCAGGATAACCGCCATTTGCATATCCCTGAACACGATATCCAGGTGCTGTATAGCTTATCTGTGGTATAGATACAGCTTGTCCCATAGCGGCAAGAATGCCATTTGAAGCTATCTGTATTGCAGGTACCGCACTATTGAACGAATTGAAGAACTGGACGTGGAAACTATCTGCCTTGTCGAGAATTGTGTTGAAAATGTCAACTATATCGTTGATGAGGCTATTTTTTCTCAGGTCAATTCCGTTTTTAAAGCGGTCTATAAATTTGATACCAATTGAGGTTGTCGTGGACTTTGTATCAAATGTTGTAACGGCTGATTTTGCTGTATTTGCTACGTAAGTGTTCATAAACGTTGACAGCGATTTTATGCCGTTCATGAAGCCTTGGAGGAAAAAGACACCCTGCTGAAACGTCTTTCTTGACGGCGAATGTTCATCAAGAGCTGTTGCACTTGCTTTGACTGCCGCAAGTCCTATTTGTGACGCTACCTCAGTAACGCTTTTGCTCTTTGACTTAATACCCTCTGCCAATCCTAAACTTCCATTTTCGCCATTCTTTGTCATTTGATACATGAATTTTGCGCCATAGTTTCTGTCAATGTCAATGCCCAAACTATCAAACAGGTTAGAAATTTCACCGCTTATCGGCTTATAGGCGCTCCGTACTCGTTTGCCAACTATGTCGGTAAGATTTTTTTGATATTCTTCTTCTCCTCCGAACCCTGTTTTCAACGTTGCTTCCATTGCTTCTTTTGCGGTTGCTGCTGCGTTTGTAGTACCCTCTGCAATGGCATTCTCAAATTCATTGTAAATGCCATTAACAATGCCTGACATTGTATTTTTTAGATTCGTCTTTTGTTTCTTATAGTCAGAATCTATCAGTTTTATCATATTTGAATACAGTTGCATATTTTCTTTGTACTTCGACTCGTCAATAAGTCCATTATTAAACATGGCATTTACCTTGAGTTTAAACGTTTCCAAAGATGTTTTTACGCTTGTATGGTTATCTTCTATGTTCTTTGATAAATTCTTGTAGGTTGTTTTGAGCTCTTCGGCTTTTTCTTTGAAAGTATCAAGATCTTCAAAGTCTATGTTAGCAAATCCTTTTACAGCATCATTAAATTTGACTTGTTCTTCACTTGCTGTTACACTCAACTCTTGAATGGTACTCATTACATCTTGCAAGTCTTTTATATCTTTTTCAGTTGCGTTTCCTGTTGACATTTTGTCGAGTAATTCTTGTGCACGATTATTCAAATCGTCGGTAGAATTTTCAAAATCTTTTTGGAAGTTCTGGAGAATTGTTGTCATGCTACCAACATCTATGCCAAGTGTTTCTGCTGTTTTAGATGACTGATTACGAAAAGCAGCGAAGATTTTATCTGTGTTGAATGAAAATTCTGATTTCATGTTTTCAACCAGGCTATTGAGAGAATCTTTTATTTTCTTTATTTCGTCTGCTGAAACTGTCTGTGTGTCTTTCAATGACTGTTGAAAATTATTAAGAACTGACAAGCTTTGCTCAACAGAATCATGTGCATCGCTTATCTTGCTATCATAATCAGATAATTCCTTGTTTAACTTCTGAACTGATGAAAATTGAGCATTGAGATAATCTGTGAATTCATCAATTTTCATTCCGCCATTATTAAATAGTAAACTATCGCTATAAGCTTTGTCGGCAGCGATTATTTCATCGTCTACGCCTTTAAGCGCTCCGACCATTCCCGCTATAGCTGTCGTTATAATTCCGATAGCAAGGCCTGTTCCACCACCAAACAGCCAGGATACTCCCAATCCACCTACGATTAATGCAGTATCTCCTAGTGCTGATTTCCATGTAAGAGTATCCGATGATAGCTTATTAAACAGATTATAACTGCCAATGCCAGCACCTACCATTCCAACAACTGTTCCAAGTACCCTTGCAACAGGCGATAGATTGCTTCTGAAATTTTTAACTCCGTCATTCATCTTTCCAAAGAATGATGTAGCCTCAGAATTTTTAAACCCGTCCGTGAAGTTTTTCAGCCACGTTTTGCACGTTTTTATAACGCTTAGACCTCCAAACGCCCCTTTAAGCTTCTTCACCCAGTTAATCAGGTTAGCAATTTTATTTACTGCCCATACTGTTGCCAATAGTCCTGCAATGACTTTAATCATATCTTTGTGCTTTTTGAGCCAGTTGTAGAGTTCTTTCAGCTGAGCTTTGACTTTTTTGTAAAGTGCGTCCGTCTGCTTGTCAAGTCCTGCAAGAAAGTCATATTCAGGCAAATCAATGCCGAGATCATATTTGTTGCCTGTAGTATCTCCGCTGTCATTACCGTTGTTCTTGTCAAGATTGAGCTGATTTATCTCATCAAAGCTAGCAAGTGCAAGCAACGCTTTCTTTGTTTCCTTGACAGACTCTGTTGCATCATCTGCGTTCTCTGTTACACTGCTTAGACCTTTGCCAACCTCAGAATAATCTATCGTCGGCAGCTCAAAGCCTAACCACTTTGCAATGGCGTTAGCGGCGTCTGTAAGAAGTCTTACAAACACTTGGACATATGGTATCATCTTCACAGCAAACACGCTCACAATGTTGCCTATGGCTCTCTTGAGCTGTTCAAACTGTTGCTGCAAAATTCTCATAGAGTTCGCAGGCGTGACGATGGTTCTTGCCATATCGCCCATAACATTTGTAGATTGCTGAAGAATAGCGACGTATCTTAGCTGCGACTTCTGAGCTTGCGTCATGGTGTTGATGTTCTGTTGAATACCATTATCATAGGCTATCTGCTGAAGTGTTGCGGCGTCAAGGGCATAACCTAGTCTACGCAACGGTTCAAGTTCTCCAGAGATACCAGATTCAACTTTCTGCATAGCGTCCTCTATGGAGATGTTGAAGAATGACGCTATATCATAGCCTATCTGCGTCAGGTTTTTGGACATTATGTTTGACTTTTCAGCCGCAACTCCAAAGCCTGTTGTTATCTGCTTGAACACGCCCTGAAAGCGTATCCACTCAGAAATATCAATACCAAGCAGACTATTTACTTTTTCGGCATACCTATATGCTTCTTCTGAATAATCGCCCATAGCTACTGTAAATAGGTTGATGTTTTCGACATACTCGTTTGACGATTGTAAGCAATCGGCGAGTGCATCTGCAGCTCTATTGACTGTGACGTAAAGTGCGGCAGCTCTTATTCTTGCGTCCTTAAAAACTGAGGACAAACTGGTATAGGATTTTACAGTTACGGCATTTGCAGATGCAAGGTTTCCGTTTCTCGCTATTGAACTCTTCATAATGCCATTAAGTGCGACAAGTCCGTTTTCCGCCTTTGAAACCTGCGTTGTCAACGGCTCTATAGCGGTGGTAAGCTGGCGTATTCTCGTTGCGAACTCATTGATTTTCTCTGTGTCAAGCGACTTTGTGATATCAGGTATCTTTTTCAAACTGTTAAGGAATGGCGAAAGATTATTCTTACCCATTTCCTGCATTGGCTTACACGCCTCTGTAATAGCCGTTATATTCTCTTTAAGCACACTCACATTACTCATGCCGCTTACTGCATTGCACGCCTCAGAGAGCTTTTTGATGCTGTTCACGGTCTTTGTAACATTCGGAGACTTTATCTGTGATAGTTTTGAAACGCTTTCAACAAGCTTTGCAAGCTTATCCACACCTGATATAGCATTGGCACTTGCCGCTATTTTGTTGAGCTTTTCGGAAAGCTTGTCAAGCCCCGAAAGTTTACCCACTGACTTTTTAAGCGTTTCGAGCCTAACAATCAGCCTATCGAGTTTTTTTTCAGCGTTGTCGGACGAAGCTTCTACTTTCAAACTAAGTTTATCGATGTCTAATCCCATACTTTTCACCTCCTATATAAAAAAATAAGGGTGGCAATAAGTCTGTTTAATTGCCCTTATTTGCCGCCCTTCCTTTATTAAATGCTTCTGCAAATTTCCTGAAATTCTCCGCATTTTCTCGCATGATGTCATCATACGTTTTTTCATTATCCTTGTCGGCTTTGAAAATGTCATGCGGTTTATCGGGATATTTGCCGTCTTTTGAAAAACAACTTGCTATGGCTTCTTGAACATATAGTCCCGTTAGCCATGCATTGAAATTGTCCTTTTCTCTCTTTGCTTTTTGTGTCATCTCATCAGCTTTGCGAAAGGCAACTGCCAAACAGCAGTCACCTTCCCAAAACTCTTTGGCAGTCATGCCTATGGATAAATACAATGGCAAAGCTTTTAGAAATGTTTGAGTATATGTTTGCTCTTTCGGAACGTTGTCTACTCTCCAACGCTCCAGGTTATCAAATTTTCCCTATCCTCAGCAGGGTCATTTGTTGTCAGTGTCTCGATAGTTTCGCTGTACATTGAGAACAGAGTCTCTATAAGCTTGTCCTTATCAGCGAAAAGAGCCTGCATCTTGTCAATCTGTTCAGGCTTTACGTTGCGGTGATTTTTCTTGAAAGCACCTGCGAAAAGCTCGTTCAGAGTTTTCATTGGCTTGTCTGAGAGATCATTCAGAGTGAAGCCGTTATTTTCCATTTGTCTTACTGTACGTCTTGAAAATTCAAGGACGTAGTGCTGACCTTCGTAATTGAAATTGATTGTCTTTGCCATTGTTTTATCCTCCTAAAAAAAATTATGTATCTGAAACTGTTGTCGGAGTGATATCGCTCTGCGGATAAGAAGTGATTTCCATTTCTCTCTTGCCGCCGACTTCGCCGCCTTTGATGTTGACAAACATAGAGCCTGTCCATGTCCACGCACCATATTCACCATTTGCACCAAAGCGGAGTTCAAAAACGATTGTATCGTCGCCTTCCATTGCTTTGAGCTTATCATACGCTGTTTTGGTGTAGTTCGCACCAAATGTGTAATCTGGAACATCTACCATACCTTCGGCATATTTTTTCTGCCTGCTGGACAGGTCAGATACGTCCAGCTTTTCAGGTGCAGTGAAAAGGTCTGGGTATGATGTAATGTCACAAAGCTTTGAAGCTTTGCTTTCAGCGGCCTTTTTTGCATACAAATAGGTATTAATTGTTGCTTTCTCCAACTTCATTACCTCCTATAGATTATTTCGTCCGTATCAACTTTGCACTCGAAACGCATTGTGATACGATATATTGATGTGTCAGATAGATTTTCAATAGGCTGGCAGAATGTTCTCATCATGCCGATTTTATCGAACTCGTCTGACACAAGGTTTCTGATTTTTTTGGCTTGCGTTTTCTTGCCTTTGGCGAGATTGCTATAAACATTCACTGTGTACAGTAGATTGCTTGCGTTCTCAATTCTGCCACTGTCTATGTACGCAGGATCAACCGAGTTACTTGTTTCTGCGATTGATACATACGGAAATGTTGCGGGTTTATCTGTGTTTATGCTTCTGACAGATATACCCTTGAAGGCTTTTTCAAGTGCTTTCGACACTGTGTCAAACACCTTGTTTTCAATGTCAATCACTTAAAAACCTCCTTAATAATGTTGTCAAGAGTATTTCGCATTTCCAACCCTGTTTCGTACATAAATGGCCTGCTTGGCATACCCTGTGTAAACTTCCACGTTCCGTCATCAGCAGGATAAAACCAGCCTATGCGTCCGTCTTGCGTCGTGATATAATGTGTTCCACCCATATATTGATAGCCACATTCGCTTATGGCTTGTCCTGCGTACGGCTGTGACGCACCTTTTACACCTGTTCCAAATTCAACGAACACCGCGTAATCACAGCCACAAAAAATGAAACCAGCATTAAGCAATGGGCTATAGTAGCCGTCAACCTGACTGAGCAAATGTCCTGTATCAGGGATATTCATTTCAATGACTTTTGCTCTGCATATCGTTAGCCCATAATCAGTAAGACGCTCCACAAGCAGTTGAGCTTTTTTGTGTATCTCAGCTTTATATGCTTTCATTTGCTCAACGGCTTTTGTCAAGCTATCTTCTGACAGATTAAACGCTATCTTCCTCATTGACATTCACCTGTTTTATGGCAAACTGTATTTGATTTGGCGTAACAGAGCGTTTTTTTACAATGAAATTGTGAGGACCATTGACGTCAATATCTATCCACAGCAGTGAGTGCTCGTCAATGTCGCACTTCATATCTGCGGTTGACATTGTTCTGTCATAGTCCAGGTTTCGACCAAACTGTGACATTTCGCTGTCGCTTTTATTGCCTGATATCGACATATAGCACTCGCTAAAATCTGAGTAACTTATGCTTTTCTCGCCTGTCCTATAGCCGTCATCATCAAGTAAATCTTGCTCACCTAAATACAGCTTATAGCTAATTTTTGTAACGTTTCGCATTAGGTTTCTCATCACAATACCTCAGCTTTCGGAACGATTTCGTCAAGCAATTGTTGAGATACCCACGAGCTTTCATATGTACGGCTTACTCCGTTTTCAGAGTGTGTCTTTTCGCCCTCAGCTCCACGCTTATTGTATAGGTCTATGGCAATTCTCAACTGTAAGCCTTTGTACTGTGGCTCAACCTCTGTGCGGTCTGTGCCGAAAGGGAAGCGATGTGCAAGGATAATTGATTGAGCAGTGTCTAAATACTGCATAATCAATTCCTCGGAATTTTCCTCAGGAACGCTTGCCTTAAACAGCTCAATCATATCCATTTTGCACTCTCCTTTTATGCCTTAGACGCTACTGTAGCTGAACCAGCCTTTACAGCTTTGTTGTTTGCATCTACCTCAACGATGAGTATCTTATTACCTGTTGTTGCGGTGATCTCGGATACTCCGTCCCATGCAGTGTAGCCCGACTTGCATTCTGCACCAACCTCAGGAACCGTTACGCTTGATGCTGTCTTATACTTGTAGGAGTTGCCTGCTGACAGAGATGGTGATACTGTTACCTTTGTCTTGCCTGATGCACTTGTGCCAGCGACAGAATTTACTGTAAGCTCACCGATTTTGGCATTTGTGTTGATAACATAAACGTTATCCATGCCCTCAAATGACGGCAGAACGATTTCGCTTGCAAGCACTCTTACATTAACAGGGTGTTCCTGCTTGATTGTTGCGATTGCAACGCCTGTATTTACGATAGCAACATCTGCCTTGCCGTCAGCCATGAGGTCAGCCTCTTCAGGTGATGTACCATAAACTGTTGAGCCAAGTGGCTGTGCAGGGAGAAGCGTTACCATATCATCTGGATAAAATCTCTTTGCTGTGCCACTTTCGTCAATAAATGACTTGTTGTTTACAACGACGGTGAGCTCAGTTTCCTCAGAGATGTACTCCTTTACGAGCTTGTCTGTTACGAGAATAACGCCGCCTGCTGCCTGAGCTTTGGCAACGATATATGCCTTGACGTTCTCATTCTCCCTGATATCTTTGAGTGTCTTCTTTGACATCAGGGCGATTGCAGGAACATTTCCTGTAAGCTCATAAACGGCTTCCTTTGCGTCAAGAATGTCCTGTACAGGGTTTGAATTCTTATGGTCTGTCCATGCAGCTGTACCTGTGAGGGCCTTGAAATTGTTTGTCTTGAATGAGCCGTCAACGTCATACTCATACAGACAACTTACCTTTGCGCCGTCTGATATCTCAATCTTAGGTGAGCCGTCAGCCGGTGAGAGAAGCTGCATGATCATTCTCTCTGGAACAACATTTGCACCATTGGTAAGGTTCTTGGCATCGTTGTAGATGTTGTCGAGTACAGGCTGTACATATGGATCATTGCTGTCCTGTGCTCTTAAGATTTCCTGTCTGTCACTTTCCTTAACGATGAAGCTGTCACGGAAGAATGGCATTTCTGTCTGAATTGCAGTTACGCCAATTCTATCTCTGACATGTGCTACAGCGTCAAACGCGCTCTGTCTGAGTGTCACAGGCAGGCCTGACCTACCCTTAATCCACTTTATATCGATACCCTTTTTCTTTACAGGTGGGAACAGGGAAGTTCCCAGATAGCCTTCTGTATTTGCCTGCTCGATGTACTTTGTCCAGTACATAGCAAATGCTTTAGCTGTGAAAACATCTGAAAAATTCTGCATTATGTATTGCCTCCCTTATTCAAAAAAATGTGATTCTTGGCAGTGCTGTCTTAGCCGCTGTCTGTACTGTTACGCCGTTAGCTGCCAGCTTAGCGGTTGAAACTGTTCCTGCATACACAAGAGCTACTGTCTTATCGCCGTCGGTTACGTCAACTGTGTCGAGCAGAAGACCGATAGCGGTTGAATCGTTTGCAGGAAATGGAGTTCCACCTTTTACGATTTTCTTTCCGTTGCTATCAGCTGTGATAGTGCTTGCCTTGATTGTATATGGTCTTGCCAAAAATTCGCCGTTCGCGAGAATTGTCTTATCTGCAATTACGGCTGTAGACTTCATCATGTTAGCCATTTAATTACCTCCTATATGTATTTTTTTAGACCTTCCGCCGCAGTTTTAGCAATGGTTGCTCTGTCTGTAGCCAATTTCTCAGCTATCTTTTCAGCAGATGTACGTCCGTCGTTTCCGCCTGCTCCCTGAGGCTTTGGAGTATTCTTTAGACCGTCTTCTTTAAGCTTATCTTCAACAGCTTTCTTCTGAGATGTGAGCATTGCAGCAATGGACTTTGCAGAATTAACTGTAGTTTCTTCATTGTCTGAAACAATGCTGTCGATAAATCCCTTGTAATCGTCCTCTTTAAGGCCACAGTTTACGAACTCCGCAACAGCTTTAGTCTTGTTCAACATTTTCAGGTTGGTGATCTTAGCCGCCTCAGCTTCATCAGTGAGTTTTTTCAATTTCTGCTCAGCCGTCAGCTTTTCGGCTTCATAGTCATCATATTTCTTTGCCTTATCTCTGAGTGTCGCAAGCTCGTCAGCTTTTACACCGCTGGACTTGGCTGCTGTGACTTCATCATTGTGTTTGTTCAGAAATGCTGTGATTTTCTCATCTGTTGCGTTTGGGAAAATACCCTTTACGTCTTCTCTTGTCATAAGAAACACTCCTTTTCTACGTCTACGCTTATTAACGCCGGTTGCTCGGCTTGACGTTTGCTGTTTAACGCACAGCTACAATTTATTTCACAGGTTGCATAACACACCTGCAATTAACGATTTCTTTTGCCGATGCTCCCAGCGAACTATCTTGTGGAAACATCAGCTGGCTGTTGCCAATGTCAAATGGTTCAAACAAGCTCCTGACTTGTCCGTCTGCGACTTTGTGTGTATCTCGGACCTTGTTGTCCTTAAACGATACCCACATCTTCTTTGTGTAACCGCTTTGATAATATCCCTCTAAGGTTGCACATTCGCACAGAGCATTGATTTCTGTGCGTGATATAGTCCTAGCTCGGCTTACCGAAAATGCGTTGTCATAATCACCACTTTCAATAAGCCTTTGGGTTGTCTGCTGAATTTCCTTTGCAAACTGTTCCGAGTGCTTAACAATCCATTTTTGGGAATATTCCGATAGCCCCTTTACATTGCTTGCTATGTTCAGAACATACTTAAAAAAATAATTGTTTGTAATCTCGATGTACGTGCTAGACATTATCGTTGCATACACTGTTGCATATAGCAGATATTTGTCGCTGTCAGCACGCTCACGCTGTGAGGAAAATATCTTATTGAGCTCTCGCTCAAACACCGCCGCCATTTCTATTCGCAATAGCTTTTCAGCGGTTGACAACTCCATTTTGTTAAACCACAGCACGTTAAGCTCATCAAATTTAAGCGTTGCCACTGTTATCACCGCCGTTGTTGTCCATAGCTCCTATAGCCTTGAGCATTTCATCAGCTACAGTGGTATTTACGGCAAAATTACCCGTATCTTGCTGTTGCTGTGTTGTTGCTTCTAAGTATGGTTTGCTATCCTGATAAACCTGTTCAGGGTCAGAGAACAATCCGCAGTGCAAAATAGCTATTCTTGGGTGAATGCCTGCCTGCAACATATTCATCAGGCCTTGTGTCTTGGTGAGCAAGTTGTCAGTCTTGTTTCTTGTAAACTTCACATCAATATCGTGAAGCTTAATATCTTTGACTTCCTGCTTGCAGTTTCGAGTGTTCTTGCAGATTTTCAGAACAACTCTTAAAAACTGCTTTTCAGGCTTTACAAACATCAATTCAAAAGCTTTGGCAGCACTTTCAGCCATTACCCAGCCTTCACCGATTATCAGTGCTTGACCCGTGTTGCCACCTGCACTTGCTCGGCGATCAGGTACACTCGCAATAGTAAGCATTCGGTCATATAGGTCATCTTTAGCTACCTGAGTCTGCGAAATATCGAGCTTTGTTTCGATATTTTTTATTGACGCTTGACGTCCTTCTTGCGAACGGGTTTTTATTGCGCCAAGCTCTTTGAGCTCTTGCAACTGTTTTTTGTCGATATCTATGTTGTCAAACCATGTAAACGCCTGTATTATCTGCTCAATTCCGTCAATGTCATTACTGTCAATGTTGTTTATAGCATCACAAAGTGTTATAACTGTCTCAAATGAGCCTAAACGTTCAGGGTTATTTTCATACTCGATAATCGGAATATAGCCAATGTTGTTCGGCTGTGATTTAGCCACAATGCCTTCGCCGTTTTTGAAGTCGATACGCCAATACCACTCATCGGTGTAAATGTCAAATGACCTGTAGCTAGTTATATCTGCGTTTGCAAATCTGTAGCTGGAGTATGTCACACCAATAACAGGCTTGCGTTTATAGTCATTACTGTAGATAACAAACGTGTTTCTAGGGTCAAGTATATATGTTTCAAACGGAACATCTTCGTCCACATCAGAGGGAAGTACGAGCCTATATCCCACGCCACACTGATTTATCCACTCAGCAAGCTCTCTGTCCTTGGCAGCTTTATCGTCCTCTTGCATATACTCGTTGAGAGCCGCCACACCATTATCCGATGGAACATCGTTCTCTGTATTATCAAGCTCACAATTTCCACGCTTGACATACTGAACAGGCTCGCCAAAGATAAAACCGACTTTGAAATTGTTTATTTCCAATGCATGGTTTTCAACGATTTTGTTATTAATCTCAGGCCTAACCTCTTTGACACGATTTAAAATTGGTTGCTTCCCACGTAGATAGTTGTGGAGATACTCAATTTCTTCTCGGTTCAATTCGTGAGTTGCGACCGCTCTCCGAACTATTTCAATAATGTTTTCTTCTGTAATATCTCTTTCATTCAGAAGGATTTTTCGTCTGCCGTGTAATTCCGTATTGTTTCACCTCCGTGCAACAAAAAAAGTGCCTATCAGCTATCTTTTTTAGATAACTAATAGGCACTTGGTAATTAAACACTTGGCACTTAATATTCTTATGGTGCCGACTTTCAGGCTCACACTGTCAGCCGACATGTGCGGCGTGTTACCGCCGCTGTAAAAACAGAAAGGAGATCAAGCCTGGACAAGCTTGCATGGCAACTGCTTTGTGGGTGAGGGTAGCAGTTGCCAAATGGAGCAGATATCAAGCTGGCACGCTCTCAACCTGCAAATTCAAAGCTGTACCTGTTGCAATACAGCTTTGCGATCCTGCCCGAACACTCATCAGTGTTGGCAGAGTAAAGGAATGATATGCCTTTTGATACGGGATTAAGCGTTAACCCGTTGGTTGGCTGGATTTCGTTCCAGCTGACGAAATGAATTTAGCTTTAAGGAAAATAAATTCATTGTAAAAAAGTACCCTAGGCTATTCTACCCAGCGACACACAGCCATCAATGTGTGGTTTTTAAGTTATTCGTTATCGACCTTGGCCGACAGACTTATAACAGGCTTGGTGTTCCGTGTGGGAATTGCACCCACTCTGACTTTGCGGAACATACGGGGCTTTCGCCCCGTAAATTAACTTAACGGAGGTGCTTTTCAGCACTTATGGGCAATTTAACTGCAACGTTTTTCTTGCAGCCCTTGCAGTATGGATAGATAACGCCCTTTGCGTCATTATCGACTTCCATAAGCTTTCGCTTTATGCCTGCCGCCGCACAGCTCGGACAATATACATCTATGCGCCTATTATGTATGCGCCTATTATCCATTACCTATCCCTCCTGACAAGCCTATTATAATACTACTTTTCAACTTTTTCCACTTCACACTGTGTAAAATATTTTTCAACATTTTTGTTCATGTTGCACAATTCACTTTCATTTCAGCGTCTGCCTATAAGTCCCCCTATATAATCTTCTTGATAATCTCCACACTTGCACCTACGCCATTTGTTACAAACGCACACAGCTGTGCCATGCTGTCGGGGGCGTCATCATGTGCGTTTTTACCGCTCTGATTAAATGCAAACAGGTTTTCCAGAAATTTATCGTACATCTCACCTCTGCCGTTATCGTTGCGATAATACACCTGTTTTATATCTGGTGCGTACTGTAATATTCGGCTGAGCTTGCTCTGTGCTGTCGACGCACGTTTACTGCTGATATTTATGTGGACGTTCTGTGCTCTCAGCTGTTTATCTATCTCATTCGCATATTCATCTCCGCCGTTATTACCTTCAAACCTCTCTTGATGTATCTGATGTTGTATGCTCTTTGCCACAACCATTGGCTGTGTGATTTTTTTATCGCCCTTGCTGAACACCACGTCTTGCAAAAACAAACTTCCATCCTCATACAGATATCCTATCGGCATTGCCAGATAGTCACCGCCCCACGCCACATCACACACAGCTATTCTTCTTGCAGATCCGTCAGGCAGTGTTCCGTTATACCAGTTCATTTCGTCCTTATGGAAGAGCAGACCTTCACGTTCCATAGGTTGCTGCATATACAGGCAACTAAATGTGACATTATCTATGTCTGTTTTTATGTCACGTATTTTTTTATCAGTGTACCTGTCCGCACAGTTGTAATTGAAATTGCTATGGCCGTTATCATCACATACGGGTATCGCAATAAATCTATATCGCGGATCTCCCTCATGATCAGTTCGCATTCGGCTGATAGGGTCATGCAAGCTCCATATCGTACCGAGCATTATTTGCTTTACATTATCGCCTATCTGTCGGGTTGTCAGCGTATCTCTGTAATCCTGCCACAGCGTTTCAAGCCTTTGCGGGTTTCTTGCCACTTCCGCATTTTTTACGAGGTCATCTGTTATCATGAACTTATTTGCTCTCGTTCGGCCTGTTACCGAACCGCCCAGGGAGATAACTCCGATAGTAGGGAAGTCACCTTTCTTCCTGTATGATATAGTGTTGTACTCTGCACTCAGTGTAGGCATACCATTGTCGAATATATCGTTGTGCCCATATTCACTTGTGTCCGTTAACATTGATACCACACTGTCATACATCATTTTTGACATTCCGTCTGAGTATGACGTGTATATGTTCGCAGACTGCGGAAACAGTCCTGCAATGTATGACAGCAGGAACTTTATAAGCGTACTCTTGCCTGCACCTGGGGGCGTGCTCAAGCTCAGAAACAGGGCGTCCTCATCATCTATGAACTCTTGTATCTGCGTTGCCAACTTGTGCTTGCCCTCAAGAACAGCTCTCCTTGGTGCCCAGAACTTAGCGCTTGGTTCTCTGTTCCATTCCGAAGCCAGCATATATGCGTCAAAATCGCTGTCGCCTGCCCACAGCACGAATTTGTGAGCGAGGTCATACCACTCTTTTGCGAGTTTTGCCTTGCCTGCTTTTGCAAGCTCGCTTGTTTTTCTCATTGCGCTCTCATAGCTATGCTTTGCCGCCTTTATCATCGGTTTCTTTTTTTCGTCCTGCACTTTCAACGTTTCAAGCAGGAGCTGTTCTGTTTTCAACTCACCATTTGCCTGCTTTTGGGCAAGCTTAAACATATCTTCTTTACTTAATGCTCTGTTGCCTACTACTGTCAGATCTATCATACTTTTTTTCTGCATGGCATAAAAATAGTGCCACACAACTAGCCTCCTTTCATCGTCAGCTATGTGGCACTTGGCACTCGGCACTTGGCACGCTCTATCTTTTTATTATCGTTCTGCTGTTATCGTTCTGCTCTTATATTGTCATGTTCTTATATCATTCTGTTCTTATATCATTCTGTTCTTGTTGCTCTCATTTCATTATACCACGTTGAGCGGCTTATGCCAAGCTCTCGGCAGGCGGCGGCTACTGTCATTTCACCGCTATCGACCTTTTGCTTTACCTCCTCGGGTATGTTTACAGTTTTCGGTCTGCCTTCCTGGTAGCCCTCTTTTTGCCGTGCAATGGCTTTGCCTGATTGCGTTCGTTCAAGTATCATCGCTCTCTCAAACTCGGCAAATGCCAACAGGTTTGTGACAATCAGCTTGCCTATCGGTGTGTTTTCTATCAACCCCATGTTGAGTATGTGTATCTTGACACCTTTCGCTCTCATGCGCTCGATATACTCCAAGCCTAACGCTGTTGACCTGCAGAAGCGGTCAAGCTTTGTTACTACTATTGTGTCACCTGAAATTGCTTTATCCATTATTTCATTCAACACTTTACGCTCTTTTGTGCCTGACCCCTGTTCCAGATGTATTTCTGCATCTGGATAGTTGCTTTTTATCAGCTTCTCTTGGTCTTCAAAGCTGTTTCCGTCTATCTGTCCTACGGAGCTGACTCTTGCATATCCGTATACCATTGCACATCACCCTTTATGCTTACTGCTGTTCACCCTGCCTGACCTGCTGTTTCTCCATTCATTATTCTTCTTCCTGCTCATCCTCTTTTGTTATCACATATGATCCCGTTGCTCTTTTGCCACGCGTGCTTTTTGGCTGTATGATTATTTCATAGCCCACAATATCCAGCATTCGTATTGCGTTTGATACCTGCATATCACTTCTTAGCATTTTCGCAACTGCTGACTGTGCCTTGTAGCCCAGCTTATCCCTCATTTCAATTTGGGTTACTCCTCTTTTTTTCATTACATCTCTTATTGCTTTTCCAATTGTCATTTTAGCTCGCCGCCTTTCATTGATTTTATTATATCACCTATTTGTGATATTGTCAACCCTTTTTTTATATTTTTTCTAGTCGGGGGGTTGAGTGAAGGGGGTGGGTCCGTCCTGTAAGACCCCCAGAGGTGGGTCATTTTTCCGTTTATAAAGGTATATATAATAATAACGGCTGTTTTCTATGACCTTGTTTGTGCAAATGTGTGCAATATCTTTTGATTTTTTGTACATATTCAACAAAGTTAAAAAATATCGCCTAAAAGTGATAAAAAAGGGTTGACAGTATCGCCTAAAGGTGATATTATAATAACAGAAACAAAAACCACAGCAAGACAGCCCACAGGGCAGGAGGTAAAACATGAAAAACTATCTAGTACATTACGGTTACAGAAACACGATCATCAGCACCAGCAGAAACGCAGCGAAACACCTGCAGAACCTCGGCGGAGACAGCGTGCTAGTAACGGATATGCACGGCAACCCGATATGCGCCGCACGCAGAGCCGAGGACGGCAAGCCATACAGCTACACGATTAATGAATAACAGGAGGTACAACACCATGAGAGAACGCATAACTATATCAGCCACGATAACATACACCATTGACGCAGGTCACCCGGATATAGGTTGCATGACTGATTGGACGCCCGAAAAGGTTTACACCTACAGCGACACATACACGTTTGATACAGTATTTTTCCCAACTATCAGCGATATGAAACACTATATCAGGCGTGACCTGCTGATGATAGCAGGCGGCGGATATGACGCTAGACACGTACACAACGCGCACATCAGTTTCAACAACTAAAAAAATAGGAGGTATAACACTATGAAAAACATCAATTACATCTGGACGAAAAAAGCAGAGGACGACGCAAGAACAAAGGGTCTTGAACCAAGAAGAGCAGGAACAGCCGCATATCTTGGCTATGAGCCGTTACAACCTGGCGAGGTAGCCAATGCGTGGACAGCCAAAGGATATGTAACACCGTTAACAATTGAACAGCAGATCATAAACCACTATATGCAATTTGTCACCGACGTTGAAACAATCGTCGATGATCGCCGGATATTATACCGCGTCGGTGATCGCTTCGCCGTTGAGGTCACACGATGTGACCACGATTTAAACAACCCACATGACAATATGCGGGTATGGCGCAAGGCGGGTTTTATAAAAACCATGTTGCCAACACATATCGCCGTTGAAACATACTACTACGACATCAACGGCAACTGCTGGGGACTGTACAACGTTACACACAAACTATCAGATGACGGCCGCAGACGTGTTATTAATTTTGATTACCTGCGTGAATGGACGCAGGACAATATCAATGAACTGGTTGCCGAATGTATTCGTATGCGCGAAATGGGCATCACACACCAGGGCGAGGCGGTGACCGCATGCTAATAATAGCCCTGCTTCTGCTCCCCGTTTTGGTGGTTATCAGAACGGCGAAGCGTTATAAATAATCGTTCTAGGGGGTTGACGGTATCAGCCCCCTATATTTTTACCCGCCAATGCTCCGGCTTTGGTGGGCGTTGTTATTCTATCCCGCCCCTTGCCACCTATGCGCCCGCATATGCGGTCCGATATCACGCCCCTATACTTTAACGCTCAACGCTGTCCGACGGCTCTTGCGACGTGCTGGACGGCCTAGCGGTGATATCTTTGCAGTATTGCTATTGTTATGACGTTCTACAATGTGCCTAGCGTGCGTCCTATGACGTTCTAGCGTGTCGCCTATAAAACTACTGCACTAAATGCTAAAACGTCATACGGGGCTTGCTAACCGTCTTGTGGCGCGTGCATGTTTTTTCGATAAAATCACCGCCGCCCAAAGGTCAACCCCTCAGGCGGCGTGTTTTTGACTGTTTTCTTACCGATTTTCTGTTCATATTTATTTCGACTATTGCGTGTGAAAATTTTTACGTTTCCGTGCGCGTTTCATAGTCGCTCGATAGTCGCTTGATAGTCGCTCAGTGCGTGAGTGATAGTCGCTTGGCATAGTCGCTTGCTATTCCTCAGCTTCCGAAGCTTCAACGTCTATAACCTCAGTTTCTTTCATGAGCTTCTTTGCAAGCTCATCGTCGGTCAGATTGTCGCCTAGCTGATTGGTCTTTGTGACCTCAACTTCCTGCTTGTCGGTCATACCGTAGTAGTTCTTTGCACGGAAGATGTAAGTCACAGGATTTAGCTTGCCTGCCTGCACCAATTTTGCGTCAAAAGCACGCATGAAACTCTTGGCATTTTTTATGATTTCTGACGTCGAAACGTTCAACTCCCCCTCATCAAACGGGTGTGTTCTGCCTTTTTCCCAATCCCAGACAGTCTGGATTGAGTAGCCTGTGAACAAGCACATTTCCTCAACAGTAGGAACGATATTATTTTCAGCACAGTGTTTAAAATACTTATCGAGTCTTTCTGCAAGCTCAGCGTTTGACTTAACTTTCGGCTGTTTGTAAGCAACGTAAACTTCGTTGACCAACTTACCGACAAAAGCGCTATCTTTTGCAAGAGCAGTTTTATTTGAAACACCAAAGTTATTTTTACCGCCTCTGCCTTTTACAACATCATTTGCCATTCTGAACACCTCCTTGAATGATTTCATTGATCGTGCGACAGCCTACCTTGTGAACACGATAGACAGTCGAGGGTGAGATACAAAGTCGCTCGGCAGTTTGTTCTTGCGTGAGCTTTTGAATGTAAATACATTTCATCACAGCATAGATATGCGGGTCTGAAATGCAGCTGAGATAATCGGCGTAATTGGACATTATAAAACCTCCTTATGACGGATATGACGGAATGACATGACTTTATGACAAAATTTCGTTTTTTCTATATGTATTTATATTTATTAATATTTGTACTTTGTTAAAAGTATCTGTCATGCTGTCATAAGCACCCCGCAAAGCTAGGAATATAGGGGCTATGACAGATGACGGATTACCCATGACAGATGTGGTTTTATATCTGTCATAAGCAAGAACAAACGTGCGTTTTGTGAACTGATTGTTAACAAGCGAGAGCCCATGACGGATTATGACGGATAACATGTCGGATTGCGCAGATACATCTGTCATAGGCGGCTGCCATGGGCGGTCAGAGAAGTTCATCAAAGCCGTCGCCGTTATAGATGCTGATTTTCTGCTGAGAATCCTTGAGTTGATAGCCTCGCTCTTTCATGTTCCGCACGGCAATTAACTTATCTTCGGTAAGTCGCTTAAACTCTCTGCTGAATGACGAAAGCGCTTTGGCGTGATGACCGGTTTCTTCACACCATGTGCGGTAAAACTGATACAGCTTTGTGTTGCTGATATAGTCGGTGTTTTGAGTATTAAAATACTCAGCATATGGCTCTTCGGAAACAAACTCCGAAACAGGGTTGATAACTTCACGGAAAGACTGTTTGAGGTCCTCAGAGTCGTCCGTTACGGTGAATGCGCTGGTTTGTCTGAGGCGGTTATAGCCTTCGAGTATCCAATTGAAAATCGCAGGCTTGTCCGCGAGGAGCTTGTCCTTGAGAGTGCGGTCAGCTTTCATTTCGTTCGGCTTGCTCGGGTCTGGTTCGTCCACAAAGCGACGTGAGAATTTAACGAACAGCATACGGCGTTCCAAACCATATGAGAAGTCCTTGAAGTGCGGAATATTGTTGCACGCAAAGATAAATTTTGTTCGTGGAATAAAGTCCACAAAGTCCTTATGCTTGAAACAGCCTGAGATCGCACCACCTGCAACGACTTGCTTGAAAACGGACTCTGCGCCCTTAACGTCCGTGTTGGTTTCCTCGCCAAAGTTGACGAGAGAGTTCATCAACTTAATTCGCTTGAAGTCCTCAACAAGGCCTGACAGCTCGAAAGTCGTTTGAGCATCTTTCGGGAAAATGGATTGCAGGGTTTCAATATACACTGACTTACCATTTGAGCCCTCGCCGAGAAGAAAAGCACATGACTGCAAGGAACAATCTGTGTAGAGAATATATCCCGCTATCTCCTGCAAGAGGGACATACGTTTGGCGTCACCGGCTGAAACATCGTATATGAATTTGTTCCAGCGTTCAGACGTTGTACCGGGGACGTATGGAAAATTGAACTGTACCGTGAGCATATCAGACGGGGAGTGCTCACGGAATGTGAGGTCTCTGAGGTCTAGCGTGCCGTTGATGAAGCTCAGGAGAGGTTGCTTATTAAACTGTTCCTGCGTGATACAGTCGGTGCGGAGAAGCTTCGTAATTGATGTGAGCTTGCTGCCTGTGCGATATGAGCCCAGCTCACGGGATATGTAGCCGCCGATGACATCATCATCGAGAGCTTGCCAGTAGCCATGCGAATATTCGTAGAAACCTACGTTGGCAAGGTATCTGAGATTATGTCGCTTGGCAACGTATTTGGCTATGATATCCTCGTTAGGGGATGCGAAGCAGGACTTGCGTAGCTCGTTGAGATAGTCGCTTGACATCTCAGGGCGGTATATCGAGATGTTCTCACGGATAGCTGAGAATAAGTCTGACAGTTCAGGCTTGGCTACCCAGCGTGCGGCTTCGTGGCAGAACTGCTTGAGTTCCTCGCGGTCCGTAAGTCGCTTGGCAAGTTCGTTGACACCTGGGGCGGCATTGTCAACGAGATCTGCAAGTGGATAGCCGTGCGAGTAATATTCAGACACGTCCTTGAATGCAGGTGGGATAGCCGCTACCTTGAAAGGTATGCGGTGTGAGAATAGTTGCTTGCCAAGTTTAAGAGTGAATTTTCTGCCAGGCTCGTCGGTGTCGAAACTAAGCAGGACGTATGGAAACTGCTTAGCGGCTGAAATTACCACAGGAAGCTGTTCGCGATTAGATTTGCTGAAAGCTCCGCCCATAGTCGCTAGTATCGGATAGTTTTCCTGCTCATAGCTTAAAGCGTCAAACGCTCCCTCACAGATAACGAGAGGGAGGTTGCTCGACGTGCGATTGAGTGTGTGCATACCCCAGATGACAGCTCGGTCAGAGTTGTCTGAAGCTGGTGGCTTGAGATACTTGACCTTCTGCTTATCTGACGTTGCACGAGCGTTCCAGGAAGCTATATATCCGTTCTTGAAATAGGGGATACATATACGATTAGCAGCATAGTGTTCAGCTATTTTGTCGGGGAGCTCTACGCGATAGCCCTCACCCGTGTAGCCGATTTTCAGGCGGTTAATGGTCTGATCGTTGATGTTACGGCCATGCAGATAGTCAATATCCTCTAGGCGCAGCTGAGAGTGCCACTTCTCAACGAGTTTTGTGCGAGAATCGAGTGCAGATTTCCAATTGTCCGTCTGATAGTTGAGGGTTACTCCTGTGAGATCTGCGAGCTTGTGGAGTGCCTCTGCTCGGTTCCCGTTGAACTCACAGTTGGCGCAGAAGTCGATAACGTCGCCGCCCTTGGAGTCTCCGTGGTCATAGTAATAGTCGTCGTAGACAACGAACGATGACTTGTTGTTTGCTGAAGACCGCAAAGGGGATACACATCTGTCTCCTGGTTTGTTTATTGCAAGACCTATCCTGCGTGCGTACTCGACGCAGGTAAGTCGTTCTTTGATTTGCTCGAAAGCTGTTGCTGACATTTAATCACCTCGTCTTGGTATGCTTTCAGTGCTTTCAGTATTTGCTGAGCTTTAATTCCGTCGGAATAAGTCGGTTGCTCGGTTTTAGATTTGAGTTTACGATAGTCGACGTCGTCGTCAAACGATAAGCCAAGTGCTGTAAGATCTGCTTGTCCGCATATCTTGGCATCTGTTTTTAGATATGCAATTAGTTTTGCGTATCTCTGTGAGCCGATGCTGCAATTCAAGCGCAAATGTATCAGCATACATTTCAAGTTGTTTTGCAACGCGAGAAAAATTTCAGCAGGAAGCTTGCCGTTAAGTCTGAAAATAATATCGTAGGTGTCGCTGTCACTGATGTTCAGCTTGCGGCAAAAATCTTCAACGCGGAAATCGTATGCTTCTGCATCATAGTCGTTCATATGCGCCGTAAATTCGGCATACGATGTTGTAAAGTCAGTTATGGTTTTTTTGTACCAGTCGTGTGGAAACAGCTGTTTGAGAGCTATAGCCACAGTCGCAAAGGTCTTGAAGTTTGCATCAACAATGCCTTTAAGTTTGCGGTTTCGCTGGTAGTCTCTGATTTTTCGGTTAGTCATATGGAATTACCTCACTTATGTGTGATTATGCGTGCCTGTCGGCACAATGAAAGATAGTTGAGGTTAAACAGGCAAGCGGGGGCGACTCCGTAAGTGTTGTCCGCAAAGTAGCTGTCCAACTCTCCTGACGGAATGATGTTACGCACGCTGAAGGCGTCGCCGACGGTACAAGAGCGAGGAGTAAGCGTCCATACCCAATCATCATACTTAGGCATAAGTTTTCTGTATCTTCTGTACTGATCGCAATCGAGAAGTGTGACATAGTCTTCAACGACACCGTACTTATCATCGCCATTATCTGCTGTCAAGGTAGAAAAATTGGCTAGCAGTGCACCTTTGCCAAAATTCTTGTCAAGAAATTCACTGTTAAGCCATTTTCTTAGTGATGATGTTCTCCAGTTGTTACAACCGTCCTCATATTCATCGTTAAACGGCATATTAGCGATTACCTTAGCGGTCACTGCAAAAGCAGTTTCGTTTCCTATATCAAGGCAAACCCATTCGATACCTTTGTATTCAAAGTGGTCTCCTGCTTTGATTTCATTTATCGATTTTTCTTCCGACAACGCAGAGCGGATTGCTGTTTCAATTTCATCAGTGTGTGCTTCAACGAAATTGTTTATGATTTTTTTGATGTCCATTTATATACCACCTTTCAAGAGTTCAGGATTGTCATAGACGTTCCCGATGACATCAAGCTCATCCCCGTAAATGTTGTCAAAGTCAATCGTGAATGTAGAAAAGGTTATAATAAATTTCGCCATATCATTATCCCACTCGACTTTGCCCTTGCCATTGTCATAATCGTTCCAGACGATATCTCCCTCAAAGATTTTCATGCCGTATTTGTCGACAATGCCTGTGTACTGACCGATTGTTTCAGGGTCAATTTCGGCTGTATATAATGCACTTGCATAATCGGGAATGATATAGTCTTTTTCTTTTCCTATCCAACCATAGCGGCAGGGATAACCCTGAACCCATTCGCCATTATCTATACGCTTGCCACGAAATAATATTTCACGCATTGTCGTCTCTCCTTGTTACCAAACTTTTAGTGCCATTTTTTTACACCTGCGCAGGCACTGCCACAAACGACCACTCGTAAACTTCAAGCGGCTCGTCAAGAATGTGATAACACAGCCTACCGCCGTATTCACACCCCTTTTCATGGTCACAGCCGCCCTTGTGCATATCCTCTCCGCATACAGAGCAAAGCTTCTCTCCTATGGTGCAGGTAATGGATACTTCTTTCTTTATTCCACTCTGAATCTCGCTTATAAGATCGCTGTTAGAAGCAGTTCGCACCATGTAAGCCTTTGCCATAAGTCTGCGGTAGACCTCGCCGTCTGTCGTAGTTTTCTCAGGCAGAGTTTCCACCCAAGTGTCAAATATTCTAGCAGTCTGCTTTGAGCTTTTAGGGTCATGGTCGAAAATACCCGTTCTGCCCTTAAAAAGCTTCGCAAGCTTCCTCAAAGCGCCTGATGAAAACTTTTCACCGTCTCTGTCAATGTTATTGTCACAAAGCGCCACCCTGAAAACAAATACCTTGTCCTCCGTGAGCGGCTTTCTTGCATAGTCGTTTATCTTTTCAAGCTCCTCGCCTGATACTGTTTCGCTCATTGCATTTCCTCCTTCATAGTTCTTTCTGTTCTTTTTCTTTCTCGTCAATATACTGCCCAATAACTTCTAATATTCGACTTTGTAACGCATAAGAAATTTCAATCTCGCAAACGTCTGGAACGCAAGTCTGCCTTCTTTTAAATTTTAATTTTGGCTTTGTAAAAATCAAAGTCGGACAGGAACCGAAACGAGTGCAAAACCCTTTTAAAAATGTCTTTAGAGGTCTTATTTCCTCTTCAACCTCTTTATATTTTTTGTATTGCTTATCCGTCATTGTTATCACCGTCCATTCTAGCTCCGCAGTTAGGGCAGTATTTCGTTGCGACAAATGCCCCAATGTAATGGAAATCATCATCACACACAGAGCAGTGAAAGCATTGTATCCTATTATTTTCGTCCGGATCTCTTTCGGATATCCAATACCCACGCTTGACCTCCTGCACATCTGCGGTAGGCTGTTCGTTGATTATATCAGCGATACTGCTGTTATCACCCAGAATGCCTGTTATGCCCTTTTCGTATATCGGCATACACGCCGCCGATAGTTCGTTAATCAGATTGTCTGCATTGATGTATCTTGCCATATGTTATACCTCCTCATTATTCAAGCCAGATTTTGCTATATTCGTCGAAACTTCCAACAAGCTTATCAAACGCTCTCACTTCGGTGCTGTATTCATACCAGTCTTTTGCGTCCGCTTTGTCATATGCCGTTTCAATGTCCTTTATGATCTGCAAATATGAGGTATTTTGGTCTTTCAAGATATCAAAAGCAGCTTTCAAATAGTCATA